CATAGTTTTATATTTTTATTAGTTAAACAAAAAAGGGGATGGGATAGAGTCCCATCCCCCTTATATTAAATGAACAGTTTATTAAGCTGTGTAGTATACAATCTCAGCTCCAAAACCATACTGGATTCCTCCAGTGAAACGTGCGATTACACGAACATTTTGTGAACCGTCTAGGTCAGCCATGTCTAAAACTTTTACTTGGTTTAAGTCAGACAATACGCCTGTACCGAAGTATAAGTTAGAAGACTGAGCAGCTACCATTTTGTTATCTGCAAGACCGTTAGCCAAGAATACAGAAACTCCGTCAAAAGATAAAGCTCCGTTGTCATACCATTGAGTTCCTTTGTTGTCAGAACCAGCAGCACCTAAACCTTGAGCTCCAAATCCGCCTAATGCACGAACGTAAGCTTTCATTACGTTTTTAGAAACGTATAATTTAAGGTCTTCTTTTCCGTAGATAGCAGAAGGGATAGCGTCAATTACTTTGCCCATTTCAGCAATTACGTTAGAAGCGTCAACTGTAGTTCCAGGTACGTCAATAACGGCTCCGTCATTAGCAAATAAAGTAGTAAATCCATCAAACTCTCCAGCGTTAGCGTTAACTCCACTCCAGATAGTAGTTTCCATTTCTTCGGCTACTTTAGCAGCAACGTGGCCTACTAAGTAATCAGCGAAAGATGGAGGCAAGCTGTCAAATGCAGAATACCCCATAGAGATAGCATCCCAGTCAGAACGGAAATCGTCCTTACATAGTTGCAAGTTAACCTGAAAAGTTTCTGGCTGTAAGATTCTCTCAGCGAGAGTTACAGAAGAACTGTCAGTAAAGTCGCAAGTATCATCAGCAATCAAAGTTCCTGTTGCAAGAGACTTGATTACGGCTTTAAACTTGACGTTTGGTTTTACTGTAACACCACCATTTTCAATAGTGTTAGCAGATAATAATGCAGCAGAGATAAAGCCTTGCAATTTCTCACCAGCATAAGTTGTAGTAATAGATGTTGTTGTTGCCATTTTTATTTAGAATAATTAATTATTAAACATTTTGTTAAACACTCTGTCTTTAGTAGTCATTGGTCTGTTTCCGCCAATAACAAATCTAGCTTTGCTTTCAACGCCAGACTCAGGAGAGTGAGAAATTTCCTCAGCATCTTCTGATAAATCAGAACTTAATTCTGCTGGTACTTCTTTTTTATACTCTTCTTCTTTTTTCATAAGACTTTCAATTACTTCCATGAACTCTTTTTTCATGTCAGATAAGTCTTGCTTAGTTGCGTATTCAGGAGCAGCAGCTTCTTCTTCTACCACTTCTTCTTCTACAACCTCTTCTTCTTCTTCAGCTAGCTCAGTAGTTTCTTCTACTACTTCTTCGCTAACTTCTTCTTGAGCTTCTAACTCAACGTTCTCCACTACCTCTTCAGAAGATAACTCCTCTTTGACTTCCTCTACAGGAGCCTCAGATACTTCTGCTTCAGCAGATAGAAAAACATTCTGTAGTTTCTCTAAAATTTCTGTAGCTTTCATAAATTAAAGGTTTTTATATTAGTATAACAATTAAGTTAAAGTTTATTTCATTTTTGACCTAAGCCTTTTTCTGTATGATAAACCATTCCGCACCATCACTCCATAATTGTATGCCCTCATGTGCTTTGTTTATTTCATAGGGATTTAAGCTATTGTCAATAGTTTGACCAGATGCAGGTGCTAAGTAGACTCTAGTGTTGGTTGAGAATGTCCTGTCAGAAATAAACCTCATTACTCTATTAGTATTGTTTGAAGCTGTGCAATCTGGCAGAGTCATTGTCATATTTCCATTTGAACCATCCCAAGTCAGCCTTATTAACTCAGCATCTTCAACATCTCTTAGTGTGCTCAAGTCAATATCGTTTCCGTCACTTACCGTAATATTTTTAGGAACTAAATAATTAACTATCTCTTTTTGCAAATTTCCAAATGTTATCTTCTTAGTAGTTCCTCCTTCAACAACTACAAATTCATCAGTACTTACTAAATCAGTAGTTTCTGTTAATTGTGATATTTTTTTATTAGACATTATAATTCAATTTTATTGTTATTTTCTTGTAGCAACTCAAAGCCATTCTCCTGAAGTAAATAATACTTTAGCACCCCAGTAATCACTCCTATACCTTGCTTCCAGTAGTCAGGAGCATTACAGTCCTTACAGTTGTTTATCGTGTATGTGTTTTTACACTTGCAATACGTTGCTCTCATTTCTTGCTTGATTTAGGATGTTTAGCTGGTAATAAATCGTAGTCAGTAGTGTACTTAGCGTTTTGTGGTCTACCATTCTTCACTAGATACATAAAGGCGTTAACCCTTGCGTGTGCCCACTGGCTTGCTGATTTTACGTTAGGAGAGTGGCTAGTGTTAAACGCTCCTAGACCTCTTTGAAATACAGATGCCAGCATACCGACTGTTACTCCGTATCCTAGCTTTTCCTTGTACTTCTTGTTAAACTCATCAGCTTTCTTTTGTAAGGAAGCTCTATCCTTTTGAGATACCTTAGCTCCAGTCTTACCAGAAGCGTCTCCCTTAGCCGTTCCCTTGCCTTTTGGACTCTTGTTAGGTGTATCTGACTTAGGTGCTTTAGGGCTCTTCTTAACGCCTCCTCTAGGACCTACCTCTGCTAATGAATGTTGTTCACAGGGCATATACCAGTTTTTTCCGTCAACTTCGTGTATGTGATAACCCTCACAGCCCATGTCCTTAGATATTTTTTCAGCCTGCTCCTTGGTTTTGTATGCTAATCTGTCTCCCACTATTAAGTAGTCTTCTCCGACCATAATAGGTTCTTTCTGTAGCTTCTCGGAGTCTATCTTCTTTAGTTTGCTGATAGCCCAGTTAACTCCAGCAGAACCACCCCAAGCATCCCACATAAGACCACCGCATCCCTCAGAATAAGGTACGTCTTTATGTTGTTGATGTCTTTTGAAGCTAGCCATTCTTGCAATCGTAGAGCGGCTGAGATTAGCACCTCTAGCGAGCTGTGCGGCTCTCGTCCAGCCTACACTTGTTCCACAAGAACTACCATTCTTTTCTTTCCAAGCTATAGCTCTCTTAGCGTTGTTTCTAGCAGCCTGTGGATAGTCTCCATACGTTTTTAACTCTACGTTATTAGCTGCACTTAAAATCTCTTGTATCTCGTATATCTTAGCTAAGTCTTCTGCTGACAAATCTTCTTCGACACTTTCTTTAGGGCCGTTCTGGTTTTTATCACTGAAGAACCCCTCAATGCTAAAGCCTTTGACTTTTTCAGTCTTAACAAACTCTTCCCATATTTCATCGTTGTTTACCTTTACAGAAACCATCCAAGTTCCAACAGGCATATTTAGATTGTACTTGCGAGACTTGTCTTGTACTTCGTCTTCAATTATCCAAGACTCTACAACAGATAAACCACCAAGCTCAACTTCGTGTTCTAAGGTTGAGTTGTTTTGTTTACCCCTTGATAGAAAAAGCTGTGATGCTTTTCTTACTGTGTCTTCTGAGAAGTATATCTTATATTCTTTGTCTCCACTCTTTCTGTATATCTGCTTGTTTGGTATAAGAGCAGCACCCATTAGGATTCTCTTCTCCTTGTCTACCTCTGCAAGCTTTATCTCTTGTGATTTAAGAGCAATAAAGTCTTCTTCAATAGCTGGATTCTCAACGATAGAGATAGCTTCTATGCCACCCCATTCGTTTTCCTCGTCTATGAATAATTCAAATATGTCTAAGTTTTCCATAATATTATAACAATTAATTTTGTTTTTATTTCTAATTGTCTCCACCAAATGTAGCGTCAGACTCTATTATGTTATCTAGCTGCTGTTGTGATGTTATCTGTGAGCTCACAACATAAGATTGAATAGGCCCTTGATTAAGTTGACCTCCAACAGCCTGTGCTAATTGGTCTTGTCCTGTAGAGCCAACAAGATTGAAGTCAAAGGTTCTTCCGCCTCCGCCTCCTGCGGATGAAGGTGCAGATGCACCACCACCGCCTCCACTGGCATTTAAAGCACTAAGAGCCTTTGCTGTTTGAGCAACAGTGCTTGCTATTCCACCAATCAAATTTACTTTTGCTAATGTATTTGCTCCAGTCAAATAAGCAGGGCCAGCAACAGGACCTAATGTTGCTGCGTGAGCGGTATTTGCTAATGTTGCCGTATTGTAGCTTTGAAACATTTGAGCTATAGAGGCTGCTTTCTCCGCAATTATAAAGGCAGCTCTTAGCTTCTTGTTTTTCCCAGCCAATCCTTGTAGATTTCTAAAAATACCCTGAGCGTGTTTTAGCGTTGCTTCTGCAACCTTTCGCTTGTAATGTTCTGTGTAAAATTCAGCAAGCTCTTCTGAGGTTCTAATCTTTTGCATTTCTAGTGCAAGGCCCTTTCTAAGATTTACTAAAGTTTCATTTTTAGCCATTTCAAACACAACCTCTGGAGACTCTCCAACGCTTGTAATGCCAGATGGGGTTAGGCCTGACAAGCCTTCTTGCGCCTCTTTTTTAGGAAATCTTATCTCGTTTATTTTCTCTAAATACCTTTCTATCTGCTCCTGCAAAGGCTGATAGGCTTGGTTAGTCAAAACAGACTCTTCTTGTATCTTCTTTAATCCTTTTATCTGTGCATTATACCAAGCAATAGTACCCCTTAACAATGATGGGCCTTCCCCATCTCTATCTGGGCTCAGTAATCCATTTATCTCCCCAAGCAAATCTCTTTGTCTGTGAAATGCGTCTTCAAGGTCATTTAAGGCTGAAAGCTGCTTTAAGTAACTCAATATTGTTGCGTCACTTTGGCCCGCTTTCAACGCAAATTTCATTAAATCATTAACGGCCTTTCTTTTATTTGTTATGTCGTCTAATGATGTTATCTCGGCATCTTTTAGCTGTGAAGCTATTTCTTCTACCTCATTTATTTTTAACTTTAATTTAATCTCGTCCTCCTTCATTGATATAAATTCAGATAAAGCCTCTGTTTGCTTTTCGGTATTACCTATATTTTCCATCAATATTTTAGACAGCTCCTTGTCGCTCTCTGCTGCTGCTTTTAAAGCACCATTTCTTTGTTCTATAGATAGATTTGACTCCTTTAATATGGAATCATAAATTTTTAGCGTATCTACCTGTTCCTGTAATTCTTCAGTAAAACTTTTAGTAGAATCTTCAGCCTCCTTACTTGATGCAGAAAAATAGTCTATAGCAGCAATAACAGCTTGAAAAGCAACAAGAATACCAAGTGGGCCTTTTAAA